CTTGGCGCGGTTACTACTCGGGACACGGTTAAGCAGTTGTATTGCGAGGGACTGGGTACGATGTACAGCGCGCTGTCGTCGGATGCCAGCACAAACTTGGGCTTGTCGCCGGCAATGATTATCCACGACGAGTTGGGCCAGGTGAAGGGTGCGAGGCACCCGCTGTACGAGGCGCTCGAGACTGCGACCGCGGCGCAGCAGGATCCGCTGTCGATCATCATCAGTACGCAGGCGCCGACCGATGCGGATCTGCTGAGTGTCTTGATCGATGATGCTCTCGAGGGACATGACAAGAAAACCGCGGTGTTCCTGTATACCGCGCCTGAGGATGCGGATCCGTTTGATGAGGACACGATCCGGCTGGCTAACCCGGCGTTTGACGAGTTCATGAATGTCGAGGAAGTCATGGATATGGCGGATGCCGCGAGGCGGATGCCGTCCAGGGAGGCTGAGTACCGTAACAAGATTTTGAACCAGCGGGTCGAGGCGTCGAGTCCATTCGTGACGCAATCGGTGTGGAAGGACAACGGTGGTGACGAGGAGTCCTGGGGACTGGCGTTTGGTGGTCTGGATCTATCCGAGACCAATGACCTGACAGCGTTTGTGCTGGTGGCGCCGGTTGACGGGGTTACGAATGTGCGTTGCAGGTTCTGGCTACCGGAGGACGGTCTCGAGGAGCGCTCCCGGCAGGACCGGGTGCCGTATGACTTGTGGCACGAGCAGGGATTCCTGCACGTAACGCCTGGACGGTCGGTGGAGTATCGCTACGTCGCCGAGTACCTGGCGGAATTGTTTGAGACCGAGGATATCAGGAAGGTCGCGTTCGACCGTTGGAATATGCGGCATCTTAAGCCCTGGTTGGTCGAGGCGGGTTTGAGCGAGGCATTCATCGAAGATCGCTTTGAAGACTTTGGTCAGGGCTATGTATCGATGAGTCCCGCACTCAGAACGCTGGAGTCGCTGTTGCTGAATGACAAGATCCGGCACGGCATGAACCCGGTGTTGACGATGTGCGCCGCGAATGCGGTGGTGAAGAGGGACGAGGCCGGCAACCGAAAACTGGACAAGAAGAAGTCCAGGGGCAGGATTGACGGCATGGTATCGCTCGCGATGGCGTGTGCCGTTGCGGCGGAGGAGTCACAGAGTGCGCCGGTCTTCCCGGTGGACCCGTTGAAGTTTGTGGAGGATCTCAGTGCCAGCCACACTTAAGCAGATGAGGACAGCAGGCCGCGAACGCCGGCTGCGGCAAGAGGGCAAGGTCGAGCAGGAAGCGAACCGGGCCGAGGCGAAGCGTCCGATGGGTTCCATGTCGGACACCAACCTGCGAAAATTCGCACGGTCGATCGACAAGGACATTGCAAAGCTCGAGCGGCGTTTCAAGGAAATTCCAGACACAGAACATCATGTGCGATTGCAGCGGGCGAAAAACCAGAAACTGAGAGAGCAGAATGATTGACCCTACCTGGAAGCGGATTGCCGGCTTCCACCTCGAGGACGATGGCACCCTCGGTGCTGTTTGGCTGGCGCATGACGATATTTCATCGATTGTGCATCTGTATGATGCTGCGCTGTTCACTCGTGAGGTTCCTGCGGTGATTTGCACTGGTATAGCGGCACGAGGCAGGCATTTGCCGATGGCGTGGCGCAAGAAGGACGAGGCAATGTCCGAAAAGCTCGATGAGGCCGGCGTGTACATGCTGCCGGATCCAAGTGCCGATGACCCGGCTATGGCTGAAGTAATTTCCAGGGACATCTGGCAGCGACTGCGTACCGGGCAATTCCGGGTTGAAAAGCGGGTCGGTGAGTGGCTCGAGGAGTACCGGAAGTTCTATCGCGACGGTCAGGCTATTCCGAAGGCAGGGTTTCCGCTGATGGCAGCGACACGACACGCTATTGAAATGTTGCCCTATGCGACTGCCGAATACAGTGGTCGTAAAAGCATGAGCAATCATCCGACAATGAGTATCGTCTAATGGCGAAAAAGCGCAAGAAGGCAACACCACAGAAAAAGGGACTCGATGATCAGCAGATTATCGACCTGGTCACTCACGAGTTCGGTGAGGCACTCGGCGCCCCTGGTGGTGAGATTTCCGAAGAGCGCGCAGAGGCGCTAAAGTATTACCTGCGGGAACCATTCGGCAATGAAGAGGAAGGTCAGAGTCAGGTAGTTAGTTCCGATGTTGCGGATATTGTCGATGGCATTATGCCGTCACTTCTGAGGATGTTTACATCACAGGACAATCTGATCAGTTTTGATCCCGTTGGTGGCAATAATCTTCAGGATGCATTGAAGGATGAGGCGCAGGCGGAACAGGAGTCTTCGTACGTAAATCACGTCTTCTTCAAGCAGAATCCTGCGTTCCTGATCATGTTCTACTGGATGTTCGATGCCTTGGTGCAGAAGAACGGATACGTGAAGGTGTGGTGGGATGAGTCCGAAGATGTCACCACTGAAGAATACAAGGGGCTGATGGAATTTGAGTTACTCGAACTCATGGATGACGAGGAACTCGAGCCTGTCGAGCGTGACGAGCGCCAGGGTGATGTCGTTAACATGCAGACCGGGATGATAGAGCGCGGTACTGTCACTGATATTAAGTTCAAGCGAGTCACGAAGCGGGGGCGTGTTGTTATTGCTAACGTGCCGCCTGAAGAGTTCAGAATTTCTGGTGACTCCAGGAACCTCGATCCGTCTGCGGCCCGCATGGTTGGGCATGAGCGTGAAGTCACCCGCGATGAATTGTTGGGGATGGGTTTTAAGAAATCTGTCATTGACAAGCTTGCCGAGGCTGACGAGACACTGTCAACTGAAAAATTGGCGAGGCGTAACAAGTCGGATGAGAAGAAAACGCAGGGTGGCAGCAAGGACGAGTCGCAGAAACTGTTCTTGCTGCGCGAGGCGTACCTGGAGTGCGACCCGGACGGTGATGGTCGTGCTGAGTTAAAGCAGGTCTTCATGGTGGACGGCAAGAAACTGGAGATCAACGACAGTGATCGTCAACCCTTCCACGCGATTAGCCCGCACCCGTTACCGCACAAGCACTTCGGTCAGGCATCTGCCGAGAAAGAGAAGCAGACGCAACTGGTAACGTCTGAGTTGCTGCGGCAGACACTGATGAACCTGTATCACAGCAATAATCCCGGCAAGTCGATCTGGGAGCAGGGCATTGGTGAGAACACCATGGACGATCTTCTTACCAGGAAGGTCGGCAGGGTGGCGAGGTTCCGCAGGCCGGTCAGTGAGTCGGTGCAGGACGACGTAGTGCCATTCACTGCCGGCGCGTCGTTCCCGATGATCGAGTACTTCGACAGGACCAAGCGCGATCGGCATGGTATCGGTAATGACACCGAAGGACTAACGCCTGACGCGCTGAAGAACATCCAGACCACGGTGATGATGCAGGCGACCGACCAGGGCAAGATGAAGGTCGAGGCTGTGGCGCGTATCTTTGCCGAGACCGGGTTCAAGACGATGTTCCTGCATATCCATGAGTTGGTGCAGAAGCACCAGCAGAAGGAAGAGATCGTCAAGCTCAACGGTCAGTGGGTGCCGGTCCACCCAGCAGAGTGGAAACATCGTCGCAACATGACGGTGAACATCGGCCTGGGCATTGGCACCAGGGAGCAGAATTTGCTGCACCTCGAGGCTATCAGGGGCATCCAGGCGCAAATGATCGAGGCCGGCGGATTGAATTTCACGGTTACGGCGAAGAACGTCTATAACACCGCAGCTGAGTACGTGAAGAACGCGAATTACAAGATACCAGAGGTGTTTTTCACCGATCCTGGTGATAAAAAGCTGCCGCCCCCGTCTGATGCACAGCAGGAACTGCAGAAGAAGGAACAGGAACTGAAACAGCGTCAGCAGCAACTCGATGGTGAACGGCAACAGCTTAATATGGTGAAAGCGCAGCAGGCCGGCGAAAAGCAGCAACTCGAGCATGAGCGTGAAATGATCAAGCTCGAAGAGAAGCGCGAGGAGCGCCTGGACAAGGCATTCGCCGAGAACGAGTCCTTACGCAACGAACTCACTTCGATGAACATCAAGTTACTCATTGCCACTGAAGACCGTGACCTGAAAGAGAAACGCACCGATGCGGAGATCGAACAGATCACAGCACTGGCTATGGAGGCTCGCGCACGTACAGTGAAGACCCTGGAGGAATCTGAAGGGCAATCTATTGAGAATGCCGCGGCAGACAGTGGTGTTGAAGGTCTGGTAGAGGCTGATGCCGAAGAAACTGAGTAAGCTGAATCAGAACCTGGCGAAAGCCAGGACAAAGGTACCGGCAAAGAAACAGCCGATCCCCAGGTTTGACGATACGCCGCAGCGTATTGCGAAAGCGATTGAGCAGGCGCAGGCTGGCAACATGGATGCGGTGATCAGGATTCTCGAGAAGATACTGGCGAAGGATGTCAGTGTAGAGATAGACGTACAGGCGATCGGTGATGCGGTGGGCAAAGAGATTGCCAAGTTGCCGACACCGGAAGTAAAGTTGCCGGCGCGTGAGCCGATAAGCTATCGGGCGCAGGTTCTTGAACGAAACAGTCGTGGCGATATGGTCACGGCCCGCATTGATCCGATTACGAAATGACTGCTGCTGCCTACGCAACTAATCTGACTACCTTCTACCTTTGCCGGTGGAAACATGATTGAAGTAGCCGGAATATGGGAGCTTGGCTGGTCAGCGCCGATCAATGAGATCGACTTGTGGGGCATGGCGATGCGTTCGTTCACTGTGGAGCGCATTAGCATGACGCCGATCAGTGGTGTCGAGTGTAAATTCCTCGATGAGTACGAGAATTTTGATGATATTTTGGATGCCAAGTCGCACCTGACTCCGGTGTTCGTTGATGAAAATGGCGAAGTTGAGCTAAAAGATTTCGAGCATCCCAAGAATGCTTTGTACGTTTTCGGCAAGGCGAATTACACGCCGTACACGACAACCGGACGAGGCCGCTTGTCTGTGCGAATTGATTGCGCACAGCCGGGTATGTTGTGGCCGCATCAGGCGATGGCGATTGTCTTGTACGACCGGGATAGCAAATGACTACAACATTCCCAACTGACGAACGGCTCATTCTGAACGAGTGCGATGCCAACACCGGCTGGACAGGATCGGTAGCTGTGGTCGCAGCCAACGCGCCACTAGCGGCAGAAGCAACCAACCAACTCGGCATGGGTGTCAGTACATCGACTGACGATGCTTTTGTGGCGATCACATCTGACGACTATTCAGGCGGTGGAACACTGTCCGTGTGGATGCAAGCCAACGGCGACATGGATACGCTGGTCAACGGCGGCATTATGGTTCAAGTCACTGATGGTACGAACCACATTGGCTACCATACTGGCGGCTCTGACAAGGCTGCTTTCCGGCACGATGATGGCCCGGTGAAGTGGGAATGTCATGTACTCGATCTTGCCAACAAGCCAGCCAACAACACAGTGCTAAGTGGTGGAGGCTCAGAAGCGAGTCTCGATGAAACCGCGATCATAGAAGTCGGCGTAGGCTTTAAGACGCTATCCAAAGCACTCGGCGGCGGCAGGAACTGTTATTGGGACATCATGCGCTTTGCCGACAACGGTGAGTCCGTTGTTATGGTCGGTGGCACTACTCTCGGCGCTGCCGGCAACGGTGAGGAAGCGGCGGTTGTTGATCGGGCCGGGGGCAATCAACAGGCATATGGTGTTATTCGCCAACTCGCAGTCGGTGTGTATGGTATTCAGGGCAATCTGAAAATCGGCGATGCCGCCAGTGCATCAGACCAGTTTTGGGACGAAACTAACGTCACTTATGCTTGGGAAGATCGCGGTCTTTCCACGAACAATTATTATCGATTCTTGATCGAAGGCAGTTCGACGGCCACAAATTGCGAGGCGTATTTCACGGCTTGCACGTTCTCTGTGCCGGCAGCGGCCTCGGCATCGTTCGATGGTAACGGTGCGGATCTGACTGAGTGCGACATCATCGACACCGTATTCATCGGCTTCGATCAAGGTGTTGAGACATCTGGCATTGCTACTGCAGTCTGGACAGGAAACAGTTATCTCGGTTGCGAGCAAGTAGTTTACAACGGCGCAAACATGAACGGCAGTACACTCAGCGGTTCGGTGGTTGCTGCTGACATTGGCGCGCTGCTCTACAACGCGGCGGCTGATCCAGACGGCGAGCTTGACGATCTAACGATTACGATGGGCGCAGCTTCGCATCACGCGATTGACTTCGGCACGAACGTCGATTCGTCACTGGTTTCAATCACATTACGCGGCATCGATTTTGCCGGCTTCGGCAGCACGGATGACGCGAACGATTCAACGCTTCGATTCCTTGCAACAACCGGCGCGTTGACGCTCAATCTGATCGATTGCACGGTTGACGGTGTATCACCTGTTGCCAGTGGTGGTGGGCAGAACTTCAGCGTACACGATACTGCCGGTATGACAGTGACGGTGGTTGTTGCTCCCGTGACGTTGCAGATAACGGTTTCAGATGCGGAGACATTGCTACCGATTCAGAATGTTCAAACGTCGATATTTCTGGCGGATTCACCGTTTACTGAATTGATGAATGAGGATACGACCGCATCGGGTATAGCGTCGGAATCGTATGCAGGCGCAACGCCAGTCGATATAAAGTGGAGAACACGCAAGTCGGATGAGTTGGATGACCCGAGATATTTTGCACGGTCTGGACTCGGTGAAATCACATCGGACGGTTTCACATTGTCTGTGTTGATGGAAACAAACACGTTCTTGACCCCTGAACCACCACCACCAATAAGTATCATTCAGTCAGGACACAATGATGCGGGTGCCGATTCGGGTTCTATAACGGTATCACCGACCCTTGTTGCCGGTGTGAGTCGGAAGTTATTGGTGTGGGGCGGCTATGATGACAGCGACGATACGACAATAACTGCTACATATGATGGCAACGCCATGACCAGCATCAATGTCGTCCGTCTAAGTTTGCAAAACTTAGAACAAGAACTGTTCAGGTACGACATCCCTGATGTGGACAGCGGGTCTAAAGACATAGTAGTGACCTACGGGGCAAACAGGGTCAACAGGTCGGTGATGTTTGTTGTCATAGAGTCGGCGGCAACTGGTGCTGAAGAAGATGATGACACCGATCTGGAGACCATCTCTGAAACCACTATGGAAAGTATAATGACCAGCACTTCAGAGGACACTATTTTCGTTCATGCGGCGCTCATCGGCATTAACGCAATAAACATTGTCGCCGGGAACGGTGCTACAGAAGAGTTAGAGGAATTTTTTACTATAACTCAAGGGCATATAGTTTACCAAATCAGAACATCGTCTGGAGCCAACACGATCAGCACCGATTGGACCAACAATGACACTGGAGTATCAAACGGTTGCGTAATTGCACAAGCGTAGAAAACACGGTTTTACTTAAACAGAGGATAGGTAAATGTCAGACACAATTTTGGGTACAGACTTAACGATCTATTATTTGGACGAGAGTCGCAGGAAGCAGATCCGGTGGACGGGTGGTACGCTAAAAACTGACGTTCAGAAGATGATCGACGTATACAGTGCTTGCGAGGACTTATTCACGGTCCCTACACAGCAAAACGATGGTCTGATCTTCTCCGCAGAAACGCCGGGTGAATACACCATCGGCCTCATTGATGCGGGCGAGCTTGAACCGTGGTTTATCGATCTTGAAACGATGGAACATATCATTGGTGACTTCGCGAACTTTACCGGTTGTGCGCTCAAGACCTCTGGTTGGACGCGAGAGTTGCCGGGTGACGGCACTGGTAATATCGGCATCATGGTGGTGCCGGTCACATCAGGCGGCACGATTCAAGCCTCAGATATTGGCGATACCTGCACCCATACTTCCGGCGATCAAGGCACTCTGCTCGACTTCATCGACACTGGTGGTGGTACAGATTATCTGTGGATCAGACCGGACTCTAATGCGTTGGTTGATGATTTCGATACCGGTAGCGGCACAATCAACATGGATAGCTCCGCTGGCGCTGCTACGCAATCAGCGAACGGGCATACAGGTGAGATGGTTTGGGGCAACGTCTTTTCACAGGGCGCTCTGGTCACGGATACACACATCTTCATCTTCCAAGATGGTGTCAAGGTTACGTCGAATGATGCGACTGCCGAGGACTGGTGGCCTGACGGACATATTGATCGTGCCATCCCGATCACCGATTACACGGTTACGGCTTTTCCGATTTTCGATCTGGCGTTTCTGACGGTCAAGGCCAACCAGTATGGCTCGAAGTACACCAACGCTGTCATCCGAATGAACTCAACCTCGGGTGGCAACGTATCGGCTGGTCTGTCATCGGGTAACGACATCACCAACACCACCGGTTACAACGCTGTGGTATTCAACGGTGCAGGATTTGCTGCCGGTTGGTCAGTTGGCGATGAAATGGTTGGCACGACTTCAGGCGCTCGCGGAATCATCACGTTGATCACCAGTCCCGGTGCATCGCAAACCGTTCATTACTATCTGGTAGGTGATCCGCTGACCAACTTCGACAGTGGCGGCGAGGCTGTTACCAATGCCGACGATACGGGTACAGGCAACACCACTGTTGCCGCGCCTTCATTGCAGGGGCCGGCTCTTACGACTTGGTTCGACGGTAATTCGATTCCGACTTATGCGTTTGCCAATACTCAGGTCGATATTGACGACAACGGCACTCCCGAGGAATACGGCATCACCATCGATCTGCTTTCCGCTTCGCTGGCGCAGATGCACGAAGCTAACAAGTTCACGCATCGGCGTGGTAGCGCGATAGATCAGGATGGTCTCGATGGCGAGGAATGGATCGGTATTGATTACGCAATTTCCTATGCAACGATCACCGGCACTGTCGGTGAAGGTTCGGTTGTGACCGGCCAAACATCAGGCGCAATCGGGACCGTGGTATCGAATCCGGCTGGCTCGGCCAATGTTGCATTGCTCAGAGACACGCGCGGCACGTTTGTCGATGGTGAGGATATTTCCTTGACTCCGGCCTCGCATGAGTTCGATGGTACTGGCTTGACGGTCGAGGTTATTGTGCCGGTGGCAGAGGCGTCATTCGGCACACTGGCGGGCACGAGTTTCTTCTTCTCTCGCGGTGTTGTGCCGGTCAATTACAAGGTGGCGGAGGAAAACCTCTTTAGTGTCATCGATGCTGGCGGCACGCCGAGAGCAAGGCCAACATCAATCACCATGCAGATCTTGAACCTACTGCAGTTCGATTATGCGACTTGTCACAGACTGCAGGGTGATGGGCTGCCGATCGAAAAGGACGAGTATTCGGCAACAGGCGGCGAAACAACTGCCGGCACGACCCTAACGGTTGACGGTGCGATTGCTGCTGATGTGCCGGGTAAGACGCTTGGTGGTCATCTGGCGTTGCGGGATGTTTCTGATAACAATCAGGAATACGTGCTGCGGTACGCATCCTATGTAGCGGCGACCGGTGTTGTTACGCTTGATAATGTTGCTATCGTAAGTGCTGATTCAGCCACGACAACCAACATTCAGGAGACTGGCGCGTTTGGCAGCACACTGGTTGGTGATCTGGTGTTCAATAACGGTAATGGTCATGACGGTGTTTCATATGTCTCGGAAGTTGTCGGCGCGAATGAGATTAACATCGATCCGCCGATTGCCAGTCAGACTACGGGCGACAAGATTGACCTGAACTCCATTCCGATTGCTCTCGTTGATACGGCAGATGAAGTTGCGTTCCTGATTGTGTTTGAGTTTAAGGAATCTGACGGCACGGCAAGCGCATCGATGCAGTACATTGCTGATATCTTTGCCCGTGTTGTTGTTCGTAATACCGGATCCGCAGCGATCAAGATTAAGGGTAATACGCAAGCGGTGACAATCGGAACTGGTGGTGGTGTTGCTAGTGCAGGCCGAATCGAGAACACGGTATATGTCTAAGGACAGGCGCATAACACCTGAAGTCTTCCTCGAAGGTATTGATGTAGTCATCAAGCTGGACCTGGGCAAGCACAAGGAATTGCTTGTCCAGACCCAGGCTGAGCTTGTGTCGTTTCGAGAAGCAAGGGATCACGAAAGCGCCAGGAAGCGACACTATTATCGGCTAATCGGAAAAGGTAAATACGACGATGATGCA